CGGCTAGTTTTTTAGATTCTTGTTCTTCTAAAGCTTCTCCTACTTTAAGTGAGTCTTGTTCTTCAGGACTTAACTCACCTTCTTGAGATTCAGCTGCATCATACGTTAGCGTTGCCATTCTGGGTGATTACTGTAAGGTTTCCTAATCCAACTGTTGTTACCTCGTTAGTTCCGGGTGCTTTAATAGTTGGTCTACCGACTTTCATTTTCGGTGCATACTTGTTTTCTGTTTTCGCTTCTTCAGGTGGCTTAACTATTTTACGTTTAGCCTTCCGTGGGCGGGATGGGTTGGCCTTGTCCAATTTGTTCTCCTCCTAATGCTGGGTTTTTACTTGGGTCCATCATGGGTGATCCGATAGCAGCTTTTTTCAGATCAACTTGTTGTTCTTGTTGAACTGCTTGTTGCTGTTCTTGTTGTACCTCTTGCATTCCTCTTACAAGATTTAGTATATCTATACCTTGTGCAACTGCAAGACGTTTAATAACTTCCTCAGGATTTATGTATTGCTGAGTAGCTTCTGGTCCCATAGTTTGTGAGATCATAGTTAAGAATTGTCCAAGACTCTCACGATCTTGTCCTCTGCCTAGTGCATTAACACCAGCTACAATTGTAGGCTGGATGATACCCTTAGGTAATTTAGGAATCTCTCCTGTTTTTTGGAATACACTTAGCTTTCTATTAAGATATGGTACTAAGAACTCAGTAGTAAGTACACTAAATAGTCCACCTAACTGTTGCTCTAGTTCCATTTGTGTCATCCGTACTTCCTCTGCTGTTGTACGTTCTGATTGACGTACTGATAGTATTAGGAATGCTTCGGATAATCTTTTCTCTAAGGTTTGTATCATCTGATATGCCGTGGCAAAATCAGCTTGTTTTCCTACCTGTACTACACCTATATCATCAGGTCTACCTTGAACAATTGCACCATTACCTGCAGCTGCGAGAGTCTGAGGTTTAGTTGTACTAGAAGGGGAGACCACAAATACAACCTTAGCTGCAGCTGCACTTCCTTCAGTGATTGCTTGTGATAAAGCGTTGAGTGATTTAAGATCACCCATAAATTCTTCAACTCTACCACGTCCATAAGGTTCTCCATCTACTGTATTAAATCTGAGTGGTAACCATGGGGTTGAATCAATTGGTGCTTTACTCATGGACTTAGGTATAACTCTATCGTTTACCTCTTGATGCCATAAGAATCTATTGTTATCACGTTTAACATGTGTATAAACGTCTACATCTTCAGTGTTTTGCTCACCATCTTGTCCCGGTGCATTGGGTTGATAGATTAAGTCATCCTCAAAATCCGGTAACAATTTTTTACTAATTTTTTCTTTAGTGACGATTTCAATAACATTTCCATTCCCATCTCTTTCTAATACATAACGATGTAAAGGAAAAAGTTTTAATCCTTCTTTACCCATGAAGATAAGAGCGTTACCTGATACAACCAAGTGTTTAAGTGCTTGGTGTATGACAACACGATCGTCTGATGCTGCGATAGAATCCATAATGGTTCTTTCTATCTTAGCGAAGGATAAATCTAATTCAGTTTTAACTTGAGGTTCTACTTGTCCTAGCATTGCATCGTTAACTTGAAGTTTAAAGAAACTTGTATTAACAGGTACAAGAGCTAGTTGAAGTTTGGCTGCTAAGGTTACTACACCTTTAGCTCCAACGGATTGCCATGGTGTTTCTAAAACCTTAGCACTTTTATAGAAGTCCTCTTCTCCACGAATTAAATAAGGTATTGTTAACTTTGCTGCTTCTTCTGCTATGTTTAAAAATTGGGAACGTTCTGATGCTAAATCATCATATCTTGTTTTTGCTGACATTATATATTAAGGGATTTGATTTGTAATTGCCTGCTTAATTGTTTAGTACCAAGTGCAGATTCACCGGACTTAAATTTCTTAGATCTTTTAAGTCTAACACCTTTCGCACTACGTCCTGCTTTAGAATAATCTGCGCTAAGTAATTGATCAGCTCTAGCTGTGGTATCTATACCTTCAGCAGTATCATCAAATTTATCTTTAGCTTTTCCATAATCACTTTGATCTTGTACATCTGATGAAAGTGCTGGATCATAGTCTACATCTGTAGTATTAGCAGTTATAGTTGTACCATCATCAGTTGTATTGTCACCACCACCACCATCAGTTCCACCATCATCATCATCAATTATTATTTTTTTAGCACCCGGTATTGTTTCTGTTCGTGTTGTTGTTGTATCAGGTAGTTTATTTAATAACTCCCATACATTATCCCACGAGGTAGTTGTACCATAAGTTTTTGTGGTATCACCATAATGTGTATCAGTATCAGCGCCAGTGGTAGTACTAATTAATTGTTCACTACCTATAGTTTGTTGAGGTTTATAATCATCAGCAGTTAAAGCAAGTCTAGCATCATTTGCAAGAGTCTTACCCGCATCATTTTCACCAAACATTTCACTTTGTCTGAGTATCCTATGAATACCAGTTGCTCCTTGACCTTCATTAGCAGTTCCCTGCCCATAATCTCCTTGAGCTTGAGCAGCAGTTTGCATTGCTTTTTTATTATTAATATAAGTTTCAACTGCTGCTTTTCCTTCATTATTCCACTTATCTATCAACATGTTTACTTCAGATTCAGCAGCATCAGTGAATGCACGTGCTCCTGCTTCAGTACGTTGTGTATCAGTAGAATGTATACCTAACTCTGCAGAAAGCTTTGATCTTATATCAGTCTCTTGTTGTTCAGCTAGAGATGATTTTAATAATTCAGTAGCATCATAAGCTTTATGAGTATCAGCACTGGTACCTGTTGCAACTGATTGATGTGTTTCATGATCATAACCAGTGTCCGGGCCTGTATGTTCCATCCAATACTTAAGTTCATCCATTGAAGCATCTCTATTGAAGTGATCTGAGTAAAGTTCTTTTAGACCATACTCTTCACTTGCTTGGAAACTTTTAGCAATGTCTTGTATACTTAGGTCACTACTTTTCCAATAACCAAGACCAGCTGTATCCTCGGCTATCTCAGCATCGGTTCTACCCATACCTCTGTATAAATCTTCAATAGTAACACCTGTAGCATCTCCTCCTGCAGCTATAGAATCTAACCAACTCTTACCTTGAGTAGCATCACTACCACCGAATACATCATTACGCATTTCTGCAGTTTCTTCACCAGTTAAATTAGCTATGTTTTGCATAGCACCTATACCTGTATTTGCAGTTTTAGCTGCATTAATCAAAGCTGTTTGATCATTCGCATCAGTAATACCTAAGTTTTCTACTAGACCTGTTAGTACATTATCAAATCCTGCTGAGTCTTTCAACACAGACATATCTTTGAAGTTACTTGCTGCATCTTTATCTGCATCTAGTAATGCGTCGTAATCATATGTATATCCCATTATGAATCTCCAATGACTACATGTTTAGTAAACTTCCCAACGTGACCACGGTCAAGTCCAGTATCACCACGATTATGTCTTGCATCAACTTTTGAAAGTTTAGATGAGGCTGCTCCTACAGTTGGAGCTTTAGTTAACCATTCATCTGGTAAAGCATTGTACCAATGATCTTCTCCAGTAGGTTTCTTAGGTTCACCTATGTTTCTAATAGTTATAGTTGGTGCTTGTATAGGTGCTGGAGCATTCTTCATCTTAGCTGTTAGACTTGTAGGAGAACCATACTTTTGTGGATTGTAGTATGTTACACCAAAGTCTTTGAAACCTTTCTCCTTAGCCTCTGGACTTTTCTGTATATTCCATTCAATTTCTGCAAATGACATTCCATTATTGGTTTGTTCATCAAGCCAGTGTTGTAAACCATTTGCATCTGGTGTTCTATTAAGATAACGTTTATACCATCCGGTAATGTCACCTTCATTAGCAATCCTATTACCATCAGCATCAAATGTAGGTTCTGATCCTTCACCTATTTCAATTCTAAGATTTTGTGGAGGAGCTGAAGGTAGATGTGTTTTATCTTTACCTTCCAGATACTCACCAGTTTTATGGTCAAAATATTGCATTCTATTAAGCTCAGGTATAAAATGCATAGTTTTATGAGACCTTATCCAATCATCAGTAGATCCAGATGATGAGTCTTCTTGTAACGCATCCTCTGCATCCCAACCTTTATTACGATAATGACTTGCTGCCCACTGATATGATTCTTGTTTCTCTTCATCAGACCATGTAGCCATTTTATTTTGGGCGTGCCGTATCTTACTCGGTCCTTTTCCTGTAGAATATTTGTCATGAGAATACACTGAAGAATGGCCAGATATACCAAGATTCTTACTTGCAGCGAGGTATGCATTATCATTATTATAGTGGCTCCAATCAATAGATTTTAATATTTCTTCTTCATTCCCCCAACTTCCACTATAAACATTAAACCATCTTTTTGCATCTACCTTACCACTTTCATCAATACCTAGTTCTGCTTTTCGTTGGCTCTCTTTATCCCATTTATAATTTCTTTGTAGATCTAAACCCCAAAAACGATTTTGATGACGGGAGTCGCCCCAATTATCTTGTCCTTCTATGTAGTTGTAGTTCCAGTTATCCAACTCTCTACCGACTTCACCCCAATCTTCGGTAGGGTTTTGCCTCTCTATATGGTTTTGATAAATCTTTAGGACTTCAACCTGCGTTTCATTGTCTAAAGCTCTCCAATCTTTTGTATCAAATAGATTATTAAGACCATCTAGATCAGCTATACCTATATCTTTAAAGTCTCCTTCACCAATCATATCTACCATTTCATCCAACTTCCAATCGTCCTCCCATTGAAAGTCGCTTCCGGGTATATCTTCAGCATCTTTAGGAGGACGCCATTGATAATCCCCTCCTAATGGTTGATCGTAGAGTGATACTCCTTTTTTCTCTCCTCCTCCTTTTAACAACCAAGCATCTAGTCTATCATAAGGCATCGCTTCTTTCCTCTTTCATTCTATGAGCAAGCCACTCAACCACAGAGCGTTGCCCAGATCTGTACATAATTTTTTGCATTGAATCCTCTGGTGTTGGTGTGATTGGTGGAAAGTTCTCCTCTAATTCTTCGAGGATGTAGTTTAAGTTGGGACCAGTGATGGCCTCAAGCATATTTTGGGAGGTTGACATTGTTGTGTTCAAAAAAGGCTGGCATTCT